CAGCACCCTGGAACCGAAGATCTTCAAGTTCCTCACCGTGCGCTCTCCCGCGAGCCTGATGGGCTCTGTCGCCGCCTCCGTCATCGATCCCGGAGGGGGCGTCACCAACGTCCTGACGATCTCCCAGGGCGGTGGCTCCGCCATCACGGACGTCATCCTCGGCGCCCCCGCGGGGCCCGTGGAATGGGTCCAGCTCAGGCTGGACCTGTCCCGCTCCAGCGGGGACACCACCAAGGGCGCCGTGGTCAACGGCTGGCAGCTCAAGGCCATGCCTGGCGTGGTGCGCCAGCGTCTCATCCAGCTCCCCTTGAGCTGCTTCGACTTCGAGTCCGGCAGGGCCGGCCAGAAGTTCGGCCATGAAGGCCGCAGCCAGGAACTCCTGGACGCCTTCACGCAGCTCGCCCAGAAGGGCGATGCGGTGCTCTACAAGGATCTGGCCTCGGACGTGGCCGTCCTGGCCGTGATCGATGACTACCAGTTCCAGCAGAAGGCTTCGCCTTCGCAGGCGTCCGACATCGCGGGCGGATATCTCATGATCCAGTTGAGAACCATCGCGGATGTGATCACCGCATGATCCGCCTCCGGCGCAAGCACCGGTACCTGTCCACGTCGTGCCTCCATGGGGAGCACGACTACTGCCAACAGAACACCGGCCTGGCCGGGGCGAAGACCCCGGCGCAGTGCAAGTTCTGCGCGGCACCGTGCCGCTGCCGGTGCCACCGGAGGAAGCGATGACGGACTGGTGTCCGCGCGACATCATCGCGCCCGTCTCCGACGTCGAGCACGAGGCCGTGAGGCGCGCTCAGCGCGCTCTGAGGCTCGTCCCCTCAGGGGAGTTGGACGAGCCCACGAAAGCCTCTCTACGAGGCGTACAGCGCCTCTTCAACCGTCCGGTCACAGGAGTCCTGTGCCGGGACACAGCGGCGCTCATCGAGCGCCTGGCAAAGGTCTACCCGGAGGACTGACATGACCAAGACTCAGATCGAGGATCTGGCGGAGCGCGCCGCCTGGACGCTGGCGCAGGCGGCCATCGCCTTCGGCGTCACCGAGGCCAGCGGCATCCAGACCTGGTGGGCCCTGCCGCTGGCGACCGCGCTCAGCGCGGCCAAGACATTCGTCCAGGGCAAACTGGCGGCCAAGAAGGCCGCGTGACCTCGGCACCGATCCCGGAGGGAAGCGTGTTCATCACGCCCTCGCAGATGTACGCACAGCAGGTGGAGGCCACGACCGCTGTGCGGCGCCTGGAGGGCAAGGTGGACATGCTGGTCACCCAGTTGGGCGCCCAGAATGCGGAGAAGGACCGGGTCCATTCGGATCACGAAGCCAGGCTTCGGGAGCTGGAGAGACATGGCACCGGGGACCACGACCAGCGCCTGATCGATCTGGAGAAGAAGGTCTGGAAGGCGGCAGGCATCATCGGCTTCCTGGCCGTGGGATGCAGTGGGGGCCTGGTGGCCCTGTTCCAGGCCCTGGGGCATTGAGCCCACAAAGCAAGAAAGCGCCCCTCCCGAAGGAGGGGCGCTTCTGCATGCTGACGCCCCCTCGGGCGCAGGACAGATCACTGCGAGGGAGAGGGCGTGTCTTAGGGGTTGATCGTGACCTGCTGCCAGCCTTCGGCGAAGTCGTTCACCCAGATGAACAGGACGGGCCGCAGCCAGCGGCACTCCTTGGCCACCTCCACGACTTGGTCGCCCGGGAAGTAGTTCAGGGCGGCAGCCCACACGTCCGCCTCCGGCACCTTCGTCCCGCCCCAGAAGTCGGACGGCGCCGGCTCGGGATATGGCCGGACATCGGCGATGTTCCGAAGCTGCTGACCTCGCTCAGTGTCGGCGCGAGCCAGCGCCTGATTGAAGGCGTTGATGTTCTCGGTGGGCTCATCCCACCGAGGAAGCATCATGATCGTAGTGACGACGCTCATCACACCTCCGGCAGGTCTGCGATGTCCGGGCCGTCCTCGGCCCAGCCCATGGCCTGCACGCCCGCAAGGCGGGCCTCCTCGGCCGCCCTGTCGGCCGCCGTGAACTGCGGCTCCGCCGCCATTGCCGCCGACAGAGCGGCGCCGGGCTGCCGTACGGGCAGCCCCTGGCTGTCCTCCAGGTCCAGCACGCGCTGGAGCTTGGCCCGCAGGGTGTCCGGCTCGTCGTCCCCGTAGACGGTGACGGTGGTCTCGGACACCTGGTCCGAGAAGATGAATCTCACCGGCGCCTTGGCGCCAGTGCCGACCTTCATGGTGATCATGCGTTGTCCTTGTCGGGGTCGATGAAGTTCGCCGCGCCGCGGACGGAGATCCGCATGATGTCGCCCGCGGGGCGACTCTCGACCTCCGCCCGGAGCTTCTCCGCCAGCGACCGTGCGTGACGCTGCTCCACGGCAGCCTCGAACTTATCCAGGGCCTCCTGGACCTCGAAGGTCTCGCCTGCGAGGCCGTACAGGACGTGCCTGTACCAGTCGGCCTCCGTGCCCTGCGTGCTCATCAGCTCTCCATCGGTCTGGCCTGAGTGAGCGCCAGAATGGCGCCCGCATGGGTGATGATCAGTGCGCCGTCCACGGCGCGGATGGTCGCGTCGCCCGGCAGGGCGATCTCGTACTGGGCTCCGCCCTCGGTGGCGTACGCGACTGCGTACGGAGGGCGGCGGGGGGGCTCCGCCTCCATCTCCTCGCCGAGACGGGTCAGGTCGTCGGCTGCCTGGCGGCAGCCGTGCTCGCAGTCGCCCGCGAGATGGTTCGGGCAGCCGTCCTTACGGACGCAGGCGGCTCCCAGCGGCTCCGGCTTCATCCGCTCACGGAGCCAGATCAGCTCCGTCAGCGCCTGCTGGCAGCTTCTGTTGCAGCGGCGCTTGAGCTTGTCGACGCAGCCCTCCGGGCGGATGTAGTCGGGGTCGATGCGCTGAGGCGCATCCGCCGGATGATCCGGGCAGCCGCCCGCAAGGCGGCAGGTGTCCGCAATGATCTCCATGGAAGTCACGGTGAGGCAGCCGCAGAAGTCCAGGGTGCCGCCTACGCGGCACATGGATGAGTGCTGCGGATGGCCGCAGCCGCATCGCTTCCACTTGTGGATCTCATCCGGAGATGAGCTTGCGGAGCCCTTCGGCTCCGTCTCGTCTGTAGACGTCATTGCAATCGAGCCCCTTGGGCATGCGTACGGGGATGGCCCGTACGTCGTTGATCAGCTTCTTGTTCAGGCCGGCGCCAGCCGTGTCGCCGTCTCCGAGGACGAAGACCTTGGAGAAGTCATCGAGGCACCTGGAGAAGTGCTTGTGCCAGTTCGTGGCACCCGGCACGGCCACGGCCGGGATGCCGCACATCGAGAGCGTGATGGCGTCCAGCTCACCTTCGGTGACGCACAGGACGTCACCGGGCTTGCTCAGGTCCAGGACATTGAAGAGGGAGGTGCTGAAGCCCTCCAGGCCCACGTACTTGCCGTGGGCCGCCTCTTTGCAGTCGTGCTGCCTCAGGCAGCGGAAGCGGGCGTTGACGACGCCTGAGGGCGTCAGGTACGGGATGCAGAGGCGTCCCGTGTACCGCTCATACCCGACCGGGGGGGACGTAACGACGCCCAGCCGCCACTGGGCGGCGGTCGCCGCCGTGAACCCCCTCTTCGTCAGATACTCCTGGGCGGTGGTATCGACCGCCAGATCCCTCTGGCACTGCGAGACCAGCAGCTCTAGCGAGAGCCGCTGCTCGCTCGTGGGCAGCCTCACGCGAGCAGCCCTCCATTGCGATGATCAGGTTGATGGCATTGCCCTTGAGATCGCAGGCGTTGCAGAACAGGAGGCCCTTCTCCAGGTTGACCCGCAGGGAAGGGCGTCGTTCGCCATGCGAAGGGCACAGGGCGTCTTGCTCGCCCCAGCGGGAGCTGCCGCGCAGCTCCACGCCGTACGACTCCAGCGCGGCGGCTAGTAGCCCAGGATGCGGAGCTGAAGCGCCGCGAGCATGAGGTCCATGCGAACCCATTCGTAAGCACCTCCAGGTGGCAGGTACTCCGACTCAATGTCCATCTGAGAGATGGGCATGTAGGCGTCCCACTTACTCACCGGCTTGTACGGACGCTTGACCACCAGTAGGCACATGCCCACCCTGGCGTTCTTCATCTCTGTCAGTGTCTCGCGTTGCCAGGGTCCGATGAGCTGCGTCTTCGCAGCCTTGATCTCGATGCAGACGGAGTTGACTCCCGCCACGTCGCCCTTGTCCTTGTTGCCGGACAGGGCCCGGCGCTCCGCCGCCGGCCACCAGTTCTGGAGATAGCGCACGACCTCGCGTTCCGCGGTCGTCCCCTTCGCTTTCGCCTTGCTCACCAGCTCACCTCGCCCTGCTCGTCATCGTGGGCATAGCCCAGCGCAGTGGCCGCAAGGCCAGTCGGCTTCCAGCCGACCTCGCCGTGCGGGATGCAGCGGACGGCAAAGCCGTCCCGCTCACGGTCGATCCAGACCGTGTGTCTGGTCGCCATGTCGTACGGCGACCAGTGCGCCTCCTTTACGGAGGCGACCAGCGCCGCCAGGGCGGCGGTCATCCGCAGCTCCTCATGTGGCTCTGGGCGAGCCAGAAGGCCGTGTCCTGCCTGCCGTATGAGGCAAGGCTCCAGGAAGCCCTGAATGGATCGCACTGGTGCGTCCAGCACCAGCCCTGAGAACCCTTGGTCACCTTCGCCCTGGCGAAGTGCGGAGCCTGGATCTCGGGCAGGTCATGCCCGAGGAGAGGCATGCGATGGAGATCACTCATCGGTCTTCGCCTCCCCGATGTACCGCGCCCAGACCTGGTACTCGATGTGTCCGCCTTCGGCGCGCTCCGCGACGGCTCGGGCCTCGAAGGACCCGGCCGGCTCGTAGTACCGCAGATTGAAGGCGTGGCGGATGTTGGATGCCCCGGACGCCGCCAGGCGTGACGTGCTCCTGACGTCGACCAGGGCCCACTGGCCCGGTCGCTCGCGCAGTTGCGCGGCGACGATGGCGTGAGAGATGCGGGCCCTGCCCTGCCTGCCGGGACCAGGAGTCCCGAACTGCACTTCGGTGCTCACGACGCTCCCTCCGCCATGCGGAGGAGGCTGGCATAGTCGTCAGCGCGCTCCTGGAGCGCCTTCGTCTCCTTGCCCAGGGCAAGGGCCCTGGGGCTTGTGGCAGGCGCGGAGCGCCACTCCTGGCGCAGCCTCTCGGCGCGCTCCGCGAGCTGCGCTCTGCGCAGATCGATCTCCCTGAGGGTCAGGGCATTCATCAGTCATCCTCTCCTCCGCTCCAGCCTCCGTGCGGGCGGAGGTTGTGCGGGATGTACGTGTGGTCCGTGACCTGTGCGCACTCAGGGCGCACAGTCATGCGGAACGGCCTCTTGGCCTCCGGATCGGAGCGGGCCTTGCGGAGCTTCAGCCCCGTGACCCACAAGTCGTCGGCGTCATCCATGCCGACGCCGATCAGGACGGCGGGCAAGGCGCCGACCTTGCCCATCACGTCCGCCTTCGTGGGCACGGGCTTGCCCCGTGATCCATCGCTGGCGTGATGAACGAGGATCACGGCAGCCTCGGTCTCCCTGGCCAGGACCAGGGACTGGATCATCACCTCGCGCAGCGAGCCCCACTCGTCTCCGAACTCGGCGGAGACGTTCTTGAGGATGTCGATGACGATGACCCTCGGCCACACGCCGTGGGTCTCTGCGTAGGCGTAGGTCTCCAGCCACACGTCATCGAGAGTGGGGTTCGGCAGGAAGTTCCAGCGCAAGAAGTCGTAGCGCTGGAGGGCCGCTCCGGCTGCGCCGGAGTCCAGGTTGATCCACTCCTCCATCTGGTCCGTGGTCTTGCCGGTGGAGATGGCCAGCAGTCTGGCCGCCACCGTCAGGTCGTCCGAGTCGTTGGAGAAGCCCAGGGTCGGAAGACCCATGTTCACGATGGCGTTGAGCATGACCGTGGTCTTGTAGCTGCCGGACTTTCCGGCGATCATGTGCACGTTCTTCGGGTAGAACCGGAGACCGTGCTCCGCCCACGACGCGAAGGGCGTCGGGAGGGGATCAATCCCCACGGCGCCCTTCGTCACGGATCGGCTAAGCCGATGCATTGCTCGTCCTCTCGCGGGGGCAGGCGCGGCACCGCCTGTACT